GTCACGCTGGAGGCGATGGCGTAGGACGCGCCGCCCCCGTCAATGACTTCCGCGCCGCTCGATAGAGCCGCGTTGATTGCGGCGGCGTCGTTGGCAGCGCCGTCGGCCCGGGCGCCGAAATCCCTGACGGAGACGATGTCGCGCAATTTGGTCTGCGCCGTGCGGGCGACCGCCCCAACCCCCGCGCCGGTAAACGGCAGCGCCGCGGCCACGGTGGTCAGTGAGGCGAATTGCAGCGGGGCGACGCGCAAAATGGGAATGATGTCGGTCCCCACCGGGGCCGTCTGTTCGCTGAGCGCGTTGAGCGCGACGGGATTCTGAGCCATCGGCGCTCCCAGCAGACCTAAAAATAACCGCCGCGTTTGATCCATTGCCGCATCCCCTTTTTGCCGGGGAAACGATTAAGAGGCGGCGCGGGCTCTTTTCAAGGCGGCGGACTAAACGACGACCGCCGCGCTCTGGCCGACCCAAGCCTGGCCGAATTGAACGGCCAGGATCTTCACGGCGTCCACCGCCAGCACATTGACATCGCCAAGCGCGTCGGGAGCACTCGCCCCCAGCACCGCGTCCACGCCGGTGACCGCGCTTTGGCCGGTGTCAGGCATGCGGCCCCTACCCCGCCGACACGGTGAGCACCCCGCCGTTGCTCCACACCCGGCCGGCCACGTGAGGATCGCTGGTGGGCAGGCCGCTCATGGTCACCGTGCTGGATGTCGTGAGTGTCGTGGCCGCCACCGTGTTGGGCGCCAGCCCTCCCACCGGCCCCTCGAAGCCGCCGGAGTCAATTATCCCACACGTCTGTATCGTGATGCTGGCGCTTGGGATGCAGCGGACGCGGAAGAACGTGGAGTGGTCCGTCGTGCTCCAGGTATTGGTGTTCAGAACAGTAACCTGGCCAGCCGTGTAGTAGCCCACGCCGTCATAGCCTTGGGCCGAGAGTCCAGTCATCGATGTGCCGGCCGTGATCAACGTCGGCGACGCATTTGTTCCCGCCGCTATCCTGCTGACGACCCCATTGGAGCCGCCGAAGTTGTCCAGTTCAATGAAAGTGGCAGCACCGTCCGCTGCCACAAATTGGGCGGCCACCACTGAGCTAAACGGAGCAGGAAGCGCGCCGGTGTTCTTGTTGACGGAGAGGTTGCCGGTGAGGGTTCCTCCGGTCAGGGGGAGGCTGGCGACCGGCGCTATAGATGCCGCCGGCTCCGCGTGGACGCCTCCGGCCAGCGCCAGAGCCCCTGCTACCCCGAGGCTCCGCAGGGCCAGCCCTGCGAAGCGCCCTCTCGCGCGAAGCGGGGTCATTTGGCCGGAACCCAGGTCAGGTTGGCGTAGGTCGCCGTGGCCGTGGTCCCCGAACTGTTCACCTTCGTCACCGCGAAGGGCAGGAGCGTCACGCCCACGTTCACCGGCACGGCCAGCGTCGATCCGTCGAAGAACGTCACCGAGACATTCCCCGCCACCGTGCAGTTGATGAAGATCGAGCGGCCCGCGGCGTAGGTCGTCCCCACCGTCATGGCCACCGCGCCGGTGAACGACGCATTGCCCGCGTCGGTGGTGTCGATGGTGCCGTCGACGCCGGTGACGCCCCCGGCGTAGGCCGGCATGCCGCCCCCGCAGGCGGCGAGCAGCGACGCGCCCGCAAGGACGCCAATCCATCTTTTCATGTGAGGATATTCCCCTAGAAATATTGCGTCCGCACCGGGTCCCGCGCCGTGCCGGTCTGCAGCATCAGGGCGGCGTTGCCCCGGGCGATGCGCTTCAAGAGCCCCGGCGTCGGCTCGGCGTCGGCCACCACGTCCATGATCCGCTCGGCGAGCATGGCGTCGATGGACGAGGAATAGCGGTTGTTGAAGGGAAGCTCCGTATCGAGCGCCAGTCCCGTCGCCGCCATCCATTGGTTGAGGTCGGCGCGGTAGAAATAAAGCGCCTGGCTCGTGCCGACTATCTCCACCCGCGTCCCGTCGCGCGGCGCTCGAAACTGGATGCCATCCGCCGGCGCGGTCGAACCCACCGGGGGCGTCAGGCTGGGCGATGAAAAGCCGTAGTCGAAGGGATCGTAGTTGGCATGGAGCGGGATCGAATTGGGCAGCGTGACGCTGACCGTGAATCCCGCCTGCACCCGCACCCGCTCGTTCTCGGATGCCACATAATCGGCGGTGACATCCACGTCGATCATGCGCCCGCGCGCGTTGTGAATCTCGACGATGAGATCGCCCAGCGCATCCAGCCCGACGATCAGATCCTCGGCGTTGGGATCATCGCCGGGGGCGAGCACCTTGAGGGCCTGCAAGGCGCCCAGGATGGTGTCGCGGCACGTGGCCAACGCCTAGCCCTCGAAGACGGGGCCGAGCGGCTCGTCGGCGAGTTCCGGCTCGGGATCGGTCGCGTCGCAGCCCTTGACCTCGAACGTCGGATTGGTCGCCAAGCCGGCCACGCGCCAGTCGGCCAGGCCGTGATTGCCGTTCCACTGATTGCGATGGAACGTCACGCCATCGACCTCGCACGTCTCCTCGACGCCGACAAAGCGAACCTTGGCCATGCAAATCTCCAATGATGAGGCAAGAAGGGTGGGGCGGAGACGCGGGGGAAACGCCTCCGCCCCCTTCGGAGGGTGGAGCGTTTACGGCGCGGAGCCGACCACGTCCTCGACGAAGTAGCTCATCTCGAGTTCAATGGTCCCGGCCACGGCGGTGGTGGCCTGGGTGTTGACCTTGACCACGATGGCGACGGCCGCGCCGGTGGTGTTCTTGTAGAGCTTGCCGCCGGCTGCCATCGTCGTATCGAACGAAGCCCCCGCCGCGCGGCCCACCAGGATCGTGCCGGCCATGTAGCGGTTGGCCGACCCGGCGTCGCCGACATCGAACACTAGGCCCGTGGAGCTGTCGAGTTGCGTCGGGGCCTTCAGCGTCAGGCCGGTGACCACCGCGCCCGCCGGGATATAGCCCATGTTGATGGTGTCGCCGGTGGCCAGAGAGGTGGGCAGCGCCGGGCTGACGGCGTGAAGGTGCGTCTGCACCTGATATTCGCCGTGGCCGGTGGCCGCCGGCTGCTTGGACGCATAGAGGGACGTATTGTAGGCGGTCATTGGACCGGCCTCCTTTTGTCAAATGGGGAAAGGGTGGGCGGACTCAGCTTGGAGCCCGCCCAGGCTTAAGTGGCTGGAGGTTAGGAATCCGCCGCCGCGCCGACGAAGACGGTGACCATGCCGTTCTGCTTGCCGTTGAAGTTGATCTTCTTCACCCCAAGCAGCTCCTCGATGGCGACGCCGGGGCGGAACTTGTAGTCCTTGAGCATGTCGGTCACCGGCGTGGGGGTCTGGCCCCAGGCGATGCCCACCGCCCCGCCGCCGCAGACGAACACCGGACGGATGTCCGCCGCGCTCGCCCCGATGCCGTTGAAGCCGGCGATGGCCGCGTAGTCGTCGATCTCCGGCACTTCGCGGTGGATGATGCCGTCATAGAGCAGGTCCCCGTCCTGGAAGAGCGGGTTCTTGTCCATGCCCAGGGCTTCGCGCGCGCGGGCCGATTGATTGGCGGTGACCATCGTCGAATCCGCCTTGATATCGCGGAACGACCGCGCCCCATGGAACGCCACCAGGAACTCGCGGCCCTCGTCGGCGGCCACCCGGAAGGGGCGAATGCGCGGATCGGCCAATTTCGCGATGCGCTTGGCCAGCGACATGTTGGCCACCGACGCCTTGGCCGTGGCCGCGACATTGCCGGCGGCGGTGAGGAACGTCGCGTTGTAGTTGCTGTTCGCCGAGCCGAAGAGCAGCCGGTCGGCGTTGTTCGCCGTCCAGGCATTCTGCTGCGCCGCCGTCGCCGCGTCCCAGTTGACGCAGGTTCCGTTCACGTCGACCACCGCCGCGCACATGGCGTGGATGATGTCGTCGCGAATCTTCTCGCTCTCCCACACCTGCAGGGCGTCCTTGGCCGCGCCCCAAAGATTGATCTCGGTGCGGAAGGTGGTGGATTTGGGCAGGCGGACGGCGTTGCGCCGCCAGTCGATGGTGATCGGGCAGTTGAAGTTGGTCAGCGTCTCTTCGACGCCGTCCAGCACCGTGGCGCCCGTGACCCCGGCGGACTTCAGCCGGCCGATGAACGGGATGTTGATGGTGCGGAAGGCTTCTTCTTCCTCCTGGAATTTGGTCAGGATGATGCCGCCCTTGTTGATGTCGGCGTTGGTCATGTAGGGCATGAAGCGCGACTGGCGGACGTATTCCTGGAAGTAGGTCTTTTCCCAGACCTGACGTTCCGAGGCGGTGGCGAGGGTGGTTTCGGCCATGTGAGGCTATCCTTGAAAGATTGAGTTGAACGCCTCGCCCGGTCCCACCGGCACATGCGCTTTTCCCGCCGCACCGTTTCCGGGGGCGTTGGCGAGTGAGCGGGGGATCGGGTCGGGCGCGGGGGTTTCGGGGTTGGCTTTAGCCGGGGCGGCGGATTGCTCCGCCTTCCAGGCGTTGAAGGCGTCGAGGTCGCCCGGCTTCACCGCTTCGAGAACCTTCTCGGCGTTGTAAGCCCGCATGGCGGCTTCGTAGGGATCATCGGATGAGCGCATCGCCAGATTGAAGGCCGGATCGGCGTCGCACTTGGCCGCCGCCCAGTCGTGCACCGCCTGCACCGTTTCGCGCCCATACTCACGGTCGGCGAACTTGCGCGAGGCGCGCAGGTTCTGGGCGTAAAGCGCGGCGGCGAGCTCATTGTCGCGGCTGGCGGGCTGAGGCGGCGTCGCCTGGGCCTTGAGCTGCGCGAGCTGCTTTTCCAGCGCCTGGCGCCGGTCCCGCTCCTCCTGCATCGCCCGATAGAACCCCACCGTCTCCTTTTCGGAGAGCGGCGGCGTGGGCGGTGTTTCGGGTTCGGCCGGCGGCGTTGCCGCTTCCGGCTCCGCGGCTTCCACCGATGGTGCTTCCACCTCGGCGTCTGCGGACGGTTTCATGATCTCGGACGGCTGCTCGCCGCCGAGGAATCCCAGCGTATCGCTCATTGATTTATCCCACGCCCAAGACAGCCACGGTGGCGACCCGTGAAACACCCGAAACCCGGTGACGGCTTGCGGCTGAGAAACAGCACCCGCAACTGAAGGCGCCCGTTAGCCCAAAGGGGCCCCGGCGGTGGAGTGAAACGAGTTTCGTAGGCCGCCACGCATGAGGTCCGGCATTAGAAACGGCAGCGGGACACGCGCGTGAAGCGAAGTTAACGTTCTGTTAACCGTTGGGACCTACGGATAGGGGAGATTGCGGGGGAACCCCGCACCCACCTTGACATCGTCAAGAAGGAACGTTAAGTCTAGCATCATGTCAAACTCACCCTTAGAGGCGATCCGCCGCCGCCGTGAAGCTTTACGGACGGAACTCGCGAATCATGAAAGAGCTGTGACCGCATTGGCGGCAGAAGACGCCGAGCTTGAGGTGGCCGAGAGAGTCGTGTCTCGATTATCGAGTCAGGATTCTGGCGGGCGTGATAACGCCAACGTGTCTCCGCTTCCTGAAATAAGAGCTGCCGTCGTCCGCGCACCGCACACGGGGAAGCGAATGACCATGCCGGACATGATCATCGAAGTTATCGAGGGGGCTCGTGATCTAGGGATTGAGGGCCTCGAACCTAAGTTAATTGTCGGGCAAATCCGAAGCCGATGGTCGTCGGACGTGAAGTCCGAGAGTGTCGGGTCTGTTGCCTGGAGAATGTGGAAGGAGGGTAGGCTTTCGAAAAATGGGCCTCTCTATTT